GTTGTCCACTAACTTGCCCTGCAAATTGGCCTCTAAGCTGATTAATGTCTGCTGGCTGTGCCTGAGAAGCCTGCATAAACTGACCGCCTAATCCGTAAGCCTGCTCTGCCGCTGCTCTGCCTCCAGCTTGACCATACGGTGTTGCACCGAAAGTTGACTGCGCTTGGTTCATTAACATGCCCTGCAAGGCTTGCTCTTGTGGAGACAATCCCATCGTTGCAGCACCCGTTGTAGGGTCGTAACCAAACTGACCACCTGTCGCTGACGTTACGCTGAAGGGCTGGAACTGTGACTGCTCAAGTCCTTGCTGTGCAATCTGCATTGCGCCCTGCTGCGCGACGTCGCCGATCTCACCGAGCCTGTCGTATGCGCCCTTGGCAGCAGCACCGCCACCTAGAAGACCCAGAGCAGGCCCGATACCGCCTAAAAAATCAGTAAACGCGCCCATTAGTAATTACCTCCGTCAATTGTTCCTGTCGATAACGTACCCGTAAACGTAAGGGCAGGTATCGTTACAGTGCCAGTAAACGTAGGACTGTCTGTGTTGGCCTTAGACGCTACTGCTGTTGCTATGTTAGTAAACTCTGTGCTGAACTCTGTACCACGAATGATCTTGCCACTGTCTCCAGAAGGCAAAGAATCCTTAGCGGCAAAGTCTGTCGTCGGGGTATAGTTGCTCATAGTGTTTTACCTATTAATGCTAGTACGTTAATTTCTTGTAGTGATAATGCAAAACCGTTGATGTCTGACTCAAGGCCAATGGTAACAACAGTGCCATCACCTGTAGTGTTTATCTGACGCCGTGATGTTAACTCACCACCTGTAAACTCACCTACAGTAAACTCAGTAACTCCGTAGAACGCTGGGTTCTGGTTGCCTACAGTAAACTCTGCGGTTGAATAGTTAGTAGTTAAGTCGTAGCCCCAGTACAGAATAACCGATGCGCTGTTTGCACCCACTAGGGTAGGTCGAAGCTTCTTAAGTATCTTTAGCTTTGACGGATCGCCAAAGGTCAGGCCGGGACTGTAATACCTAAAGCGATAAGCTGCGCCGTTGTCGCTGTAGTCTTTGTACTCACCAACACCAGCAGCAGTGCCTATGTATAACGTACCGTCAGTCTTGCGCTCAAAACACTTGTAGCTGTTGGAAGGCCAGCGAGTAACTCTGTACGATCCGTTGTCTAACAATCCGCGCAGGTCAAAGCAGTATGTAGTCAACTGGTCAGGGAACGTAATCAAGTAGAACGAGTTTTCTGGGCTGTACACTGATGCTGTAGGGCCAGTCCTAGACTCAATGGCCTGAATAAATTCTGTCTTGATGTTAAGGCTAAGATCGTTTATCGGCATTGATTTCTGTGTGATTGTACGTCCGAAACTTCTTAGTCCAGACTGTGACAAAAACAACACATCTGTGCCTATGTGCTGTACAGAGTTACGACAAACACAGCCAACACCCGCAACGGTATCCGATATAGCCATTGTTGCTGGCGATGCTGCGCCTTCGTAGACAATGATGCTGTGACGACCAAATACAATTAACAAATTGTTATGCGCCGCTAAAGCTCTAATCTCATCGTGTCCATCAGGCCAAGCCTTTGATACATCAATAGAACCGCTAGAGCCTCCTGAGAAGTCAGTGCCTACTAACAAGTCAGACCAATAAATAATCTGGTTGTCTGTAGCAGTCTTGGCTATCCAGAGTCTGCCATACGCCTGTAGTGCTTCGTGACACCACAGATTTGAAGGCGTTGCTGATCCTGTGTACGCAGCAAAAGTTTCCAAGCCACCAGCGTTTGTGTAGATTAGAGGCTCTTGATTCTTTTGGAAGAAGTACGCTGCTTCGTTAAAGTTAACAATCTTCCAGTTATCATCGCTGATTGTGTAGGCTGCTGGAGTCTCGTCTACCAGAGTTGTAGTGCCTGACATAATCTTGTTGTTGCCTGCACTGAATACTTTTTCGTTACCGCCGTCATCGTAGAAATAATGTAGCTTGTCAACGTAGCCTGTGCCTAACTCTGTCTTGTTTGTGGTTATAACATCGTTACCTTTACGCGCAGCAATTCGACCGCGCTTGTCAATGACAGCGTTATCGGCTACCTCTGCAAACGACGGGTCTTGCGCTAGAGGAGAATCCTCAGTGTTGATACCTTTAAACGCAGGAGCAACTAGGTTAATACTTTGTAGTGGCTGGGCCATACACTAGCTCCTATTATGAATACCAATCAGTTTCGTAAGGGTGCTTTTGTGCGTCCAGAGCGATAGCGTCAGACAGATACTGGTTGGCTATAGCAAAGTACTCAGGTGTTGATGTACCGCCTGTCTCGCCTCTCTCACGCGCTGCTAGGGCTACTGCAAGATGTATTACAGGCATTGCTGGAATTAACATATTATCTGTGTCAGCAGCTAAGTCTTCGTTACGCAAGACGCAGTTAAATCTTAGCGTGTAAACACCGTCAGGCTTTGGGTATACGTCTATTTGTGAATCACCTTGGGAGTCAACACCATTGTACGTGTAGAACTGTGGCGACCCACTCGCGGGAGTTTGATTAAGGTATTGATTGTCAAACCATTTAGAAGTACGGTACTCCATAAAAAAATTAGAAGTATCGTTAATGACATCCAATGCTTTAACACGGTTCTGACTGCCTGTAAGCACATAGTTAAATATGTCTGCTGAAGTTGTAATGGTTAGTGTAGTACGTAAAGCTGACCAGTCCCAAGAAGTCTCTACAAGCTTCTTTGCGTCGTTAACAAAGTCCCCTATCATTTTACTGTAGGTAGTAGCGTTGACGCTGGCAACTTCCTCTTCTCGTATCCTTCTAAGGACGTTGTTTACTAATTGTAAATATGTCATACTAACATACCCTTGTTAATAATCTTGTTTAGTTGAGCCATGTAATCCACATCAGGTGACTGTACAATGTCTTGAATCGTAGGCGCTTTGTAAGAGATGCCTGCCATAAAAGGTTTAAAAGACATGGGCGCAGAAGCTCCTCGTAACCCTCGCAACCCTTGCGCACCTTGTTCACCATCAATGCCGTCAATACCATCAATACCATCAATGCCGTCAATGCCATCAATGCCGTCAATACCATCAATGCCGTCAATACCATCAATACCATCAATACCATCAATGCCATCAATGCCGTCAATGCCATCAATGCCATCAATGCCGTCAATGCCGTCAATACCATCAATGCCATCAATGCCGTCAATGCCATCAATGCCATCAATGCCGTCAATGCCGTCAAGGCCGTCAAGGCCATCGAGTCCATCTTGACCATCTTGACCATTGGTGATGGTTTCTTCTACGGTTTCTTCTACGGTTTCTTCTGTAGTTTCTTCTGTAGTTTCTTCTACTTGGTCTTCTGTTAAGTCGTCTTTAACAAGCATTCCTCCACCACCAAAGGTAAAAGGATTTTCTTCTACAGTCTCTTCTACAGTCTCTTCTACTTGGTCTTCTACAGTTTCTTCTACTTGGTCTTCGCTGCCGCCGCCTGCGCTATTAAAAATACTACCAAACACATCAATAACTTGTTGTTCGCGTGGGCCTATTTCACCTTGCTCAAATACTTCACTGACACCGCCAAAGGTTAGCCCTTGCTCTGGAGTTTCTTCTTGTTGCTCTGGGATACTAGCTATAGTTCCGCCTAGAAGGTCAATAACTTGATTTGTTCTGTAGTCTTCTACTGCTCCCCCGTTGTCTACTACTTGCTCTTCAACAACTTCTTCTTCTTTAGTTTCGTCTACTGGCTGTGTACCAAAGTCGTCGGACTCTCCAACTAAATTAGTTTTAGGAACTTCTTTCTCTGTCTCTTCTTCTTCACTAGTTATTGGAGGTGTCGCAGTTTCTTCTTCTTCAAGCAGACCTGAAGCCCAATCAACAATTTCATTTCCCCATACACCAGCAGTAACGATCCCTGCCAGTCCTCCGGGCAAAGATCCGTTTTCATAAAGAGTATTTAAAACACCTATTGGATCTGTAGCAGCGTTTACAACTTGCTGCCAAACCGTGTCTTTAACTCCTGTAGCCCAGTCGCCAACACTCTCAGCGTCTAGAATGTCTTGAATAGTTCCAATCGTTACTGATCCGGGGTTAAAACCACCGGGAAGTCCGGGAATAAATATTGCGCCGCCAGTGCCAAAGATACCGCTAGGGCTTCCAACGCTGCCGCCTGCGCTGGGCCACATAACACCGTAGCCGCCGTTGAGAATGCTTTGTACGTCACCACTTGGTAAGTCTATACCCGCAGTTTCCAAGATTGTTCTTACAGCATCACCCCAGTCTTCAGGCGTCATGTTCTTAATTGCGTCTATGCCGCCTTCGACTTTATCAACAACCCATTCCCAAGCGTCGTTTACGTTTTCTTCTATGAAGTCGCCTGCCTCATCTATGAAAGAATAAGGTTGCTCTTCTTCAGGAATGCTATCTATAACACCACCTAAAAGACTAGTTATTTGATTTTGTCTGTAATCTGTATTTACTGTGGTGTCTTCAAGACCAGAGTCGTCGTCTGTAGTATCGTCAAATATACTGCTATCAAGCCCTTCTAAATTATACTGAGACTGAATGTAGGTATAAAATTCAGGATAGTCGTTTGCAATTTCTGTTAGGTCTACACTTTCCCCAGAGTTTAGGCGATCAAGCAGAGCCTTCATTTCGGCAACTTCCGTAGGCGTCTGGTTCCTGTCACCTATGTCAAACTCAGGGCCTCCATAATATTCATCAACGTATAGATCAAAAATAGACCTAAGCCAATCACCGTATTCTGTTCCAGAGTCTTTAAGATAATCATCAAGATCTGGAGGATTTACAACTTCATTAACAGATGCACTAGAAATTGGAGAGGACGACAGAGTAGCAGAGCCGGGAACTGGGGTTATAACTCGAGGTGGAGGTGTAGATGGTGTCGTTGGCCGAACTGTACCTAATAGACCGCCAAACATGCTGCTAGGACTTGACACAGAAGCAGTAGGAGCAGGCGACGACATTCCCGCCTGTGTCTCTGGAGAACCCGCAGCCCTCCATTTAGCCAGCCATGTTTTTTGAGAAGGCGTAGCTTTTCCAGCCGCTTCCTGACGTA